ACATGTTTCCAACCAGAAGAAATGATACGATCAGAGGAGTGTCATCATTTCAAACCAAAACAGAGAAGAACCATAGAAATATCATAACCCCCCCATACTTTTTTTCTATTTTTTTTCTATATATTGTTTTTATCGTATTGTTTTTGCTTAACCGTATGTATTGTAATGGGGTAATCATTTATGGCCGACCATAAAAAAAAGGTTGCAGTGTGTCCTGAGTGTAAAGGGAATCAGTTCCAGCATGATTCCATCCACGATGAGACATATTGCACAGGGTGTGGCTTGGTTTTGTTGTCACCTCCCGTATGTGGGTTGGTGTTTCCTGGTTTCCTTATTACCATCAATTAATTCTTTCAAATATATTTATTGAAAGAGTATAATCCCTTTATAATGCCTTGAATTAAGGATAAATAAATGTTAAATGAAGGTGTATGATAAAAAAAAAGATTCTGGGAATAATATTGTTGGGGGAATAAGAAACCTTTTCCGTGTCTATTATTTATGTTTGAAATCATTTGGGAATAATAAAAAAGAATTGGATGAGTTACTGTAATACAACACAGGGGGATCCTGGTAGTCACATGTTTAATTGGATGTTTGATCCACACATAATTTTTCTTCAAGTAATAAAAACTTTTGATAAACTTTAATTATTTTTGAACTAAAAATAAAAGAGATAATTTCTATTTGGGAAAAAGACTTTAACACATTGGATTGTTAAAGCAACGAGTATTACCAAAATATGTAAAAATGTGTGGAGTATTGTGACACTAATAAGTTTTCTATGACAAGTTTTTTTTTATAAATAATTCCCAGTTTAGGTGTAAAACGTTTCCGTCTCAATTTTTTCCAGTTTTCTTTTTTTATCTTCTAAATTCCTTTTCATTTTGTAGTATGTGGTCCTGCATTCTAAATGGAGTAATGCTCATTACTGGTGGTGTAAATCCACTCAGGACCAGAAAGTCAAATATTAAAAAAATTATTTAACAAAAAGAAAATACCCTTTGGTAATAAATTAGGGAATGTTTAAAATTTTCATTTAGTTAAAGAAATTGTAGAAAAAAATTAGTTTATAACCATAATAATAAAAGAAGAATGATGATGCTTTTATTCGGGTAATATACAGTACAATACCAGCACAATGGTAATCTGATATTCCAAAAGATAACAGGATAAAACTGGGGATACTCATTTAATATAGAATAATGATAATTTATTAATCAAATAACTGGCAATCTAAAATGATGTTGAGAGAGTCAAACTTCAAGTGCCAGTATAAAATAAGTATCCATACCCCTATGGAATAATAAAAACCGGTGATTGACAAAAAAATAAACGGTTCCCTTGTTATCCATAGTTATTTTATGGGATTAGATTCCATTATGTGTAAAAAAACCAAATGTTAAAGAAGTTAATGTTAATTATTGAAGAAGTTAATGTTATTATATTATATATCTATCAATCATGTGGGAAAAAATAACCTGCTCCCTTGGGGATTAAGCAACTGGATTATGGGGATTAATGAGAAATAGCGTGTAAAATTGAAGGGAAATGATTATTTTGAATAAATGATTATAAAGTTTTTTTCCTTTGTCACTCTGGTTTTATTTATTCCAAAAAATAATAATTGTTCAAATTAATTATCTTTTCTTTAATCCATAATCTGATGTTTTTACCTGGTGTGTGGGTTTCCCAGCCTAGTGCTTTGTTGGGTGTGGATCAGTATGGAGTAAAAAATTCCTCTCAAATAAAAGGGGTTTTACTGTTACACTTATAGGAGTTATTATCGGTTATTCTTCTTTTTTTTATCTTGGTTATGTTTAAGTGGTCATGGAAGGAATATGCAATACAATTAATAAGTATTTAAATTCAACTCTAAAAATAGGATTAGAGTGTAACAGTGTTCAAATATTTTAATGATATGTTTCCAACAATTCCAATAGTTACACATTTCCATATATTATTCGTTTCCTGGTTCGATTCCAGGCATGACCAATAACCCCCCACTTTATCCCTCACTTTTATTAAGTTGGTTGTGAAAGGATTAAAGGTTAAAACAATGAGGAATGATTTATAATTTTTAACATATGTGGGTTCGATTCCCACCACAACCCAAAATATAATTAATCTGTTGATGAAAGGGATTTTTAAATGGTAATAATTTCAAAATTATTAAGTTTAAAATTATCAAAATAATTATAAATATAATTAAAACGTTTACACTAAAATATTGGATAAATTCAAAAAATGATAAATAATTTTAATATATAATCACTTGGGGTTCGATTCCCCACATCAACAATCCCCCTAACCTCCAATGACATAATTAGAATATAATATTACTGCATACTCCTATTTTCTTAATAATATTAAAACCATTTTTTTTTCTTATAATTTTGGAGGGAATAAAATAAATGAATGCTAACACTCAACAATTAATAATAATACTACTCGGAGCAATAGCAATAATATGCATACTCAAAGACTACAACATGATGATAATAAGCACCATCATAGGCATACTCGGAGGATTCCTAACCGGAAAAACACTCACAGAAAAACAAAGTGAAATAATAGAACAGCAAACACTCGAGGAGGAGTAAATGTCACAAGAAATTGGAGACCAAACACACATACAATCCAATGACAATACAACCACCAACACAACAACGACGAGTCACAAAGAAGATTACCGGTTCTTTGACTACAGATTAAACCAACTAGAAAACAATCTAAGAGAAGGACAGATACGGATAGAACAGGAATACAAGGCAAGTCACAACCAAGTACTTGAAACACTACGAGTAATGCAGGAAAACAACAACACTCAAAACAGGAATATAATAGAACTCAAAGAACAAACCAAGAACCTGGAAGAAAAAGTACACTGCATAGACAAACTAAAAGAAGTAGCAACCATACACAAACAAAGAGTAGACAACATAGACCGACGCTTAGAAATCTACAAACAAATATTATTCATAATAGGATCAGTAGCAGTAACAAGTTTTCTAACAGCATTATTTGAACTGGTGATGAAATGATAGTAACATTGACTGATATAATATTCGTGTTCCTGATAGGCTCATTATTCTATTGCTTGTACGTGTACTGGGCACAATAACAAGGGGAATACAAAATAACCATAAAATGATAAAAAACTAACCCATCCCAATTACTAGGAGGAAATAAAAGAATGAAACCCAAAACCAAAACAATACAATACCAAGAAAACAAAATAACCAACAACACAGAAACCGACACAATAACAATAACAAATAAAAACAACACAACAATACTACCATACAGCATAACAAGGATACAAGACAACACACTAACACTAACACAAGGCCAAATGCAAACAACCATAAACAAAAACGATGCACCCTACCCACTAAACATGGTAGCAGAAAAACTACTCACAACCACCCGGAAAAAGAAAACCACAAAAAAAGGTAAACAACAATGACAAACAACAACCAGGAATACAACAAAGAACTAATACTAGCACACCAATTCCTAAAAAAACAACACACAAACTACCTGAACAGCACAAAAATAAAACACGAAAAAGACAGAATAGCATGGGCACACGCAGTACAAATAACAGGACACATAGCACAACACTGCAACATCACACCCAAACCCAACCCCACAAACACCAAAAAACCAGAACATCAATAACACAATACACAATGATTAAACACAAACACTGAACAAAAACACAAAAAACACACTAAAAAGTAAATGTCGCCCCCTGTGTTTTTGAACAAACCAGTAAACAATGTTCAAAAAAACACCCCCTTACTTGTTTTTATCCTACATTTTTGCTTAACCGTAACAAGATAAAGAACAAAAAAAACAACACTAATTTTTTTTTAAACTAAACCAACACAAAAAAACACATTACAAAATCACAACCAAGAAACAATGTGGGATTCTAAAAGCATGATAGAAAAAGACATAACAAAAATAGTACCACAAATACCTGGGGAAAGTGATGCATCATACTGCCGACTAATCATCATGCTAAAAAAAGGATTCAAAACACTCAAAGAATTACACGAATACCTACAACAAGAAAACCACAGATACTATGTCACATTTGACACAATAAGACACAACAGTGCTAAAGACAACTGGATAGAAAGAATCAAAAAATACGACCAACTACAAGAACAAGAACTAAAAGAAGAAATGGAACAAACATTCCAAAAACTCAACAAAACAAGCATACAAGAAATGGCAGAGTTCCTAGAAGACCTACATACACTACGAAAAGATGTGATGAAAAGATTCCATAATCCAAGTGAAAAATTTAACAGTAGCTCAGCACTACGAGCACTCACAGACTACATACACTGCTACGGAAAAGCAACCGAAATATACTACATCAACACCAGGCACAATCTCGTACCAAACGAACAGGAAAACAATAAAGAAGTTAATGACCAGAAACTAGAAGACTTTGGTAAAATAATTAATGGAGTATAACCTACAATGGCAGAGTTCAAATTCGGAAAACTAAGCAAACCTGCAAGAAACTATATCAGGGGAAGTGATGCATTCCTCAACATAGCAGTAGGAAGTATCAGGAGCGGAAAAACCATAACAGCTCTGATGAAGTTCCTCGCATTCATAGGTGAAAGCCCACACACTCATTTTGCAATCGCTGGTAAAACCATCAACACCATCAAAAGAAATGTAATCGAACCCTTAACCCAGATGTTAAACTATTTTGAAATTGACTACACCTATAATCACAGTAACAATGAGATAATCATTGGCAGTAATGTCTTATCATTATTTGGTATTGAAAAGGAAGGGGCTGATGAAAAGATACAAGGATTTACATGTGGCGGGTCACTGGTGGATGAAGCTACTGTCATACCAGAGAGTGGTTTTCGTATGTTACTATCCAGGAATAGTCTTGAGGGTGCAAGGATATTCTGCACATGTAACCCCAGCAATCCTAATCATTACATTTACAAGGATTATGTGAACAATCAGAAGCTACTGGATAGTGGCAGGTGTAAAGTTTTTAACTTCTTATTGGATGAGAATCCACACTTGAGCAGGGAGTATGTGGAAAACTTGAAGGCAATGTATCCAAGGGATAGTGTATTCTATAAGCGGTATATACTCAACCAGTGGGTGAGTGGTCAAGGTGCTATTTATGATCAGTTCACAAATGAAAATATTTACACCAGTCAATGTGACCTAAGTGAGTATGATTACCTTGAAATTGGAAGTGACTACGGTACCAGTACCACAACATGCTACACACTCATAGGCATCAAAGAATACAA